CTCCATCCTACATGGTGTTTATTATCTCTACCCAAGTAAGAAGGATTTGGGTCATTCCTAATAACATAACTTCTATCAATAATTGTTATAATTCTTTTTTCTAATAGTTTATCATTAACTTCATCATATATATCACCTTCAAATTCTATAATTTCTACCATTCCAGATTGATAATATTCTTGCAATGAACCAAAACCATCTACTAAGAATGCTTCAGCTTTATTAACATCTTCTATTCTGAAAGAACTAATAGTTTTACGAAACTCTGTTGCTTTTTTAAACATAGATTTATCATAGTTTAAATCAGGTCTTTGTTCCATATCTTTTTTAAGTTCTCCTAAAGTTTTAACATACCTTGTAAACTTAGGAGTTTCAGCAAAAGTAGCTGCTGTTGGGTTAAATATAATATCAAATGGAGAAATTCTTCTTAATTTAGGACCTCTATATGTTGAAACTTCTTCTTCAGTAAAAGAATCTATATGTTTTTCATCTACATAAGTAACTTCACTAAAAGCATTACCATAATCAATATAGTCAAATACAAGGTCTGAAACTGTTTCTCTAAATCCTGACTCTCTAATTTTGGTTTGTAGATAGGCTTCAATTGCTTTTCGTTTTTTAACTGTAGAATCTTTATAATTAAACCCTTCCCATTTCATCCAATTATCATTTGGAAATAAAGCATCCATATAATTGGCATGTAGATTATCTCTAATCTGAGTTAGTTTAGGTACAGTAGTTTTATTTTTCCAAGGTAACTTAGAATTAGAAGTTTTAGTAGTATCAGTAGCAAATAAATAGTTTCTTAACTCTCTCCATTCTCCTTCTTTAGGTTGTCTTTGAGTCCACCATCGATTATATAAACCAGTAAGCTGACGAGCCATACCATTTCTTTCTTCAAATAATTCTCTAATTTGTGCTACAGTTCCAGCCATTATATTTTCCTTATAGTGTTAATATGACATTCCACCAAAACGAGAATGAGTCATTATATTTTTTCCTATACTAAATGCACCTGCTCTTCTTTGTTTAGGAATAATTGCAATATTAATTGCATTAGATAAAGCATCTTTTATATCATCATGTGGTGGATGAACCATTACTAGTTCTTCTTCTAGTGATTGACAATTGCCACCTTTATAATGCCATACTTGTAAGTTATCATATTTAGGTTCTAATACAGAACTTACTCTTTCAAACTTATCTCCTAGACTCCTAGTAGGTCTAAATTCATCTATTGATAAAGGTATTCCATTAGGTTTAAGATAGCTTTCTTTTAGTTCTCTAACAATTGTTTGTTGTGCTACTGTAGTTTCTGCTCGTAGTTTTCTAAATCCCCACTTTTCCCAAGCAGTAAGAATATGTTGATAGTAGTCTACAATTCTTTCTGTCTTAAATCTATCTATATCTAGTATATAAAAGTTACCTTGATGGTCTACTCCTATAGTTACTAGTGCAGTATAATCTGCTTTTTTTCTTAAAGAGAATGCAAAATCGATAGCCGCATATACATTAAGTTTTCTATCTTTAAAGTACCAATCACCTTCATTATTTATTAGAACAGACTTCTCATAGTATTGAAAGTTTTCTGCTTTAATTCTAGCAGTCTCTGTATTATTTGGGTTATTATAATACTGAGCATAGAACTGAGTAGAGTCTACATACTTAGCTTTTATTCTAGCTAGTTCTCTAGAATCAAACCCAAACTTTTTACCATCTGCTCTTGTCTTTTTAGCCCAAAGAAACTCTCCATCTGTTTCTACTACTCTTTGAAAAAGTTCATAGACTTCTTCTTCTGTTTCTAAATCTCCACCATCATCATAGTGTTGTTCTTTCATATTAATCATTGTATCGTATATATCACGAGGATGATACCTAGTTCCTACAACCCATTCCTGTGCTCCTGGATTCTCAATAGAAGCTAACTGAGAGTAAGCACTAGAAACCTTTTCTCTACCCTCATTTGTATAAGCATTTCCTGGTACTACAATATCATCAAGTACAACAATATCTGCATGAAATCCTGTAGTATTACTAGTGAGACCTACAGCTTTACAAGTAGCATCTCTTATACCTTCTAATTTTCGTTGAGGATGGTCTACTGATATTTCAGCTACTGCCCATTTTTCTCGTTTACCTTCTTCTGGGTGAATCATATCTGCCCAGTATCTACGATAGATTGGTGAATCTATTATCTGTTTTATTGCATATAATTGTTTCTCTGCTAAGTCAGCTGTAGCCGATACATAAAGAACTGTAGTCTCAGGATGTTTAGTTATCCACCAAGCAGTTCTATAAGCAGCTAATTTACTCTTCATGTGTCCACGAGGAAGTAATACTAATTGATTTTCTTTTGCCTCTTGTCTGCTCCACCAAGATATAAGTTCTTCATGGATAGCTCCAAATAATATATGAGGAGCAACTAACTTTATAAATGTAAGTAAGTCTCCTTCTGCAGCATTTCTTATTTCTTCTATTTTAGTCATTAAGATTTTTTATGTCTTTGACAGAAGTTTCGAGCTGCTTCTACAGAACCAAATCCCCATACTTTTAAAGCCAGTGCTTTTCTAGTAGGCTTACCTTTAGCATCTTTCATTGGTCCTTTCATGCCTGCAAATCTACAAGCAAATGATACTCTTCTTGGATTAACTCCAGACTTAACTGGTGCTTTTAAATTAGAACCTTGTGCTTTTGCACTAGCTCTTCCTTTAGCATTTAATCCACCTTTAGGATTTTTACCTTCTTTACGAGTCCATGCTGGAGTCTTTGCCATATAGTCTAATTCCTTTTTTGTCTATTTCATATATTCTATATCTAGGTGCATCTCCTTTTTTAGGAAATGAGATATGAATCCATGAGTTAAATTCTAATATTAAAGTGTCAAATTCTACCGAAGAAGAAGATAATACTTCCATGACTTCTTTAACAGTAGCATATCTATTACAAGAAAAGTCTGCTGCTAGTCCAAGTACATGTGCTGAAGTATCTTTTGATTTTAGAAGTCTATTTAGTTCTAAACATCTATATCCACTTGATATAGTAATAGGAGTTCCATTAAGTGTAGAACGAACTTCCTCTAACCCTTCTGCTAAAATCTTTAAATTGTTTTTAGCTGCTTTAGTAGGTGTATTATCTATCTCTAATCTTGTTGCTGTATCTGAATGTATTAATTCATGTAAAGAAAAATGAGGAGTTAGTTGCATCTATCCAACCTTTCTTCTTTTACCTGAAGCAGTTACACTCCATTTTTTACGAGCAGAGCTTGTTTTCTTTTTAATCATAGTTTTCTTTTCAGTAGTTGTCATTTTTTTTGCTACCTTCTTTGGTCTACAAGCTGGATAACCTCTTTTATCTTTTTTACCACTTCGACCACAGGGCTTGCCTGTTTTTATATCTACCCAGTCTTCTTTAAACCATTTACCTAATCCTTCTTTAGCCATTAAGCTTTTGCTTTTTTCTTAGCAGTAACAGATAAGTCTTTCATATGTACTAACTTCTTTGAGGAAGCTGTATGAGTTTTACCAGTATGCATAGTACCATTTGCCATTTTATGAGATGCTCCTGTCCAGAGAACTCCTTTAGTTGTATAATGTTTTACACCTTTCATAATTTATCCTTTTCTTTTTTTAATAGTTTTTTTAGAAGCTACTCGGTTATCTTTACCACTCCAAGTACCTCCCTTACTTTTATAATCTTTAGATGCCCATGCATTTGCATAAGCACTAGGATATACTTTAAACTTTTTCTTTGCTGCTGCTTTTGACTTTGACCATAAAGCAGGATTATTTGGTTTAGGGCTAGCCATTAGGATTTCTTCCTAGCTGATTCAAATAACCCACCACCAAAATAAAAAGCAATAATAGCTAACATAATTTCACCAATATAAAAATCAGACAATATAAACTTAATACCTTGTATATCACCATAACCTAATAACGTCATCATTAATACAATAAAGAAACATACTAAATAAGTTAGCCCAAACATTAAAGCTAAGTATCTTTGTGCAACTTTAAATGGTGCATATGCAGATAGTAACTCAACTTTTGCTTTGTTCTTTACTTGTATCTCTTCTTCTTTAGAAGTATGCATGTCATCAATAAGGTCTAAACCTTTTGAAATAACATCACCACTTCCTAAAATTTTTGCTAATACTGCTAACATATTTAATCCTTAAATGTTGGTATAACTAATGGTTTGCTTAACTCTATAAGATGTAACTGGTCTTTAGGGAGTTCATCTTTTATATCTTCAGTATAATAAGTATTAGGGTTTTTATGTTTTTCTGGATTATCTTTAATATCTTTTATAATCTCATCATAGTAAGAGTCACTTCCTTCAGGTGGTCTGCTTTCAATTTCTATACCATCTACAACTCCTTCACATTTTTTAGCAAGTGTTGCAAATTGTGGTGGTAGCTTTTTGTTATTATATCTTTTACACATTTTAATTAACTCTAATTGTTGAGCTAATTCCATGTTCTCTTGTATTAAACTTTGAGTGTAATCAGTACAGTTACTTCCTAAATACCAAGTCCACCTAACACCTATTCGTCTATCTGAACCATCTCCATAGCCATTGTTGTTATTAGATATATTTCCAGGGTATCTAGTTGAATTTGAATTATCTCTTTCGTTATAAGAAGAATCTACAGAAAAGTTTCCTTTGTTACATTGTTGAAAACCACCTTGAAGATAATCGTTACGAGCTTGGGCATTTAGACTTAGTAGTGCAAGACTAACGACTAAGGTCCTTAATATCATATGTATGCTCCCTCACTTGGTCTGCTAAAACTCTGTATAAATCTTCTCCCATTCTCATAGATGCTTCCATTTTGGCTACATCAGCCTTTACTTCACCTAATTCAATAGCTATACTTTGTTTAGAATCATTTAGTTTTTCATTGCTATTACTTGATTTGGTTTGTAGTTGCTCAATATGCCTAGCGTTACTACCAACTGTGTCTGTTAAATTTACAATATATTTAACTCCAGTAAAAGTACCAACTACTAATGATGCTATAACAGGTACAAGGACTATATTTGTTTTGAGCATATCTGCTAAAGTCAATTTGTCCACCCATATAGTACAGCGAATACAATTGGTGAGACTGGTAGAATAGTTAAGAAAAATAAAAGTGAAACTACTTTTTGTTTAATATTCATTACTGCATCCAGTTTCTAATAGCTATAGATATTAAACCACCTACAAAGGAAGCTATACCCATGCCCATCCAAAAACCACCTTTAGATTTATTAGCTAACGCCAACATTTCTTTCATGTCTTTTCGGAGTTCATCTTGACCTTTTTGTAATTGCTCGATTTGTTCTTTCATTTTACCAAACTCTATAGGATTAATATCACTCATTAGAATCTACTCTTTACCCATTCTATAACTGTATTTTTATACCAGTTAAGGTTTTTATTTTTATACGAGTCTTTAATAAGTTTTACTTTTTTAAAGCACCATTTTCTAAAGAAGACTTCCCAAACATATAGTCCTATGATAATATATAATAGATACTCCATTATTTTTCCTCTTTTTTAGGTGTTACTAAATTCTTTTCTATTAAACTTAAATGTAGTTTATCAATGAAAGCTTGTTTACCTACATTAAGTTGGTCTAGATTAAATATTAATTGTTTAGTCTTTCTTTCTAAATCACCTATGTGTTGAAATATAGTTGCTTGTGATTCATTTAAATCTTCTACAAAGTACTCTTTGTCGTATAAATCAAATGGGGTCTTTTTGGTTTTAGCCATTTTTAGTTCTCCTTTAAGTTAAGTTATTCTACCCACTCCACCGAAGGTGGTGCAGGTATAGTTGGTGCTTGGGTGGATTCAAAAGTAATTAGCATAGTTCTTATAGTACTTCTCCATGCTAAGAAACACCCTTTACAACTAGCAGTTAAAGGGACATCAGATAATACTGTATAGTCACTTTCTACTAGTAATTTTTTTAAGTACTCTATATATTCTTGATTAGTCATTATGGATTCCTATTTAAAAGTATTTCAGTAGCAGATATAGCCTTACCTACAAGATTTCCAGAAGAGGATGATATTGTAACTTGTCCAGTAAATAAACTATCAGTATAATATAGTTTACCTATAGTTAAACTACTAAATCCTGTTGCTACACCAGCAACTGTAATTGATTGAGCTCCAGAACTTGAGCTAGCAGAAGCAAATCCTACATGATTGTATGGTGGAGTAGCTGCAGCATTTACTGTATATTTTTTAGTATAGGTTACTTCAGAAGCCCTATATGAATACCACCAAACTCCATCCATATAATTAACTAACTCTCTATCTGAAGGGTTTACAAAGAGATTACTACCTCCTGTATTAAACCCTAGAATTTGTCCAGCAGCAGATACAGACATACTATTTATAATATTAGACTGCACACCTCCAACATCATATATGCCTACACCAACTACAGTTTGTGCTGCTGCTGATAGTCCTGCTCTTTGTGCTCTAAATGTTTCTAAATCATAAGGATTATTTTTACTTTCTAATGTGTTTGTATTATAAAAATAAACACTTGTTAAAGCTCCAGTAGATTCATTAATTGAAAATGTTCTATAAACAATTTCATTAGTTCCTGTTAATGTATATCTTGCCATCCATAAAGCATT